TTTTCAATCTCTCCCCTAGTATGCCATTGGTCACTGGATCAATAAGGTGTCTGCGATTCAAAATAGCATGACTCAAGACATGTAGTTCACCACCGTGCCAGGTATCATAACTGGTTTTCAAATGTGATTCGTCCATCTCTAACAGTCGATTGTGAACAGACTGTTTTAAATTGTTGATCTGAGATCGCAGGTCTCCGTAAGCGGACTTTAAGTTGTCAACACTTGTTAACAAATTTTGATAAGCACCACCATAGGCTATGGGTCTATCACATTCTCGTACTTCTGAATGAACTTTGACGAAAAATTCATCAGCATCAGGCTGTGTATTGAGATCATTCAATACTTCCAAGAAAGTCAAACATTCAACCAAGTTCATTGAAATTCAAACAAATTAGTAAAGGTATTCTCTGTATTGGTAGCTGATCCTAGATCCCAGTTTAATACTGCCAATAAGTTGTCTATTTTTTGATCCACCACTGTGGCTTCCATTTCGCTGTCATCAAACGGCAATTCACAGAACCACCCAGGCAATCTCAATTCATCAGTGGGATAACCGATTGACGTCCAGCCCAAGGCATTGGGTCTCAGTTTACACACAATGGTTTTCATGCCATCCACAATCTGCATTGAATAGTTGTCTGAATTCATTCGCCTCAGTGTGTTCCAATTCAAAGCAGCTCGCACATGTCCAGGCATGTTGGCTCGGCCCAGTCGGGCTTCTTCAGCAGCATACTTGGTTAGATTGTTCACACGCTTGGGCGATCCTTTTTCCCAGCCAGGTCTGTCAGCAAATTGATATTTGAACTCTCTGATACGTTCAACGATTTCTTCACGTCCTATACCTGCCAGCACTTTATTTAGAATTTCCAGCAAGAAATCCTGAATAATCCGGGGTGTGTCTGACCGTTTCAAATCCAGTCCCATGGCCTTGGTCTTGCCCAACTTGCCTTCTACATCCAACCGCTTGCCTTCTAAATCAATGATGTTGACAGCGTAGCGTTTCTTTGTGATAAACAAGCCGCGATCGGCCACCAGTTCACGGCCGGCCTTGATCAGTGAGCCCATGTCTCTTGGACAGTGGAAAGCTTGTTCCATGAATCCAGGAAAACTTTCGTTGACTTGATCTGCTATGCTGTCATACAGCTGAATACAGGTTTCTTTTGACCAGGTCATGCGACCTTCTTCAATTTCTTTGGCCAGCACAGGCCAAGCAGAGAAATAACAAGAGTCTGTGTCACCATAGATAATGGCCTTGCCAGTATGATCATACTCGCCAGTGATACACTCATTGATGTGTGCGTCCATGTGGCGGGCAATGGCACGACCTGTCAGCGTAGTACTTTGCCCAATACGTTTGTCAAAGAAACGGCAGCCTGGATTGAGAATGGCACCATACAAACTGTTCAAGTTAATCTTCTTGACCAGTTGTCGCTTGTCCCAAAACGCAATTTCTTTGGCATCTTTTGCTTCTTTCTTTTTGGCCTGGAGCTCTTTGCGTTCTGAATACCAACGTTCCAGCAGACCTGGAATCACACCTTTGCGTTCGTATGTGAGTATTGTGCCGTTGGCGGTGAGAATCCACGGATGATTACTGTCAAAAATCAGCTGCCATATTTCTGCGGCACTGTGAACTGATTCTTCTTCACCTTGCCAGTCAATGGTTATTTCAGTGCCTCGTTGCTGTTCCATCACAGCAGTGTATTCCAAAGTTCCAAACAAGCCTTCCCAAGCAGCAGCAAAACTGTCACCTTTGGCCATGCGTTCCTTGATCAGTCGATCGGTCATGATAGGCCTCAGCTGACCCACAATGGTTTCGGGCCCCATGTTCAAGGCACGAATGGCCGACGGATATAGACTGTTGATGTCCACTGATCCAATCCAAGGATGAAGCCCTTTTTTGGGCACAGCCACATAAGCACCTGCGGCCTGTGTGTCATCATCTGTGAGTCGGTGCTGTCTATTGGGCACAACCATGCCACGCTCGTGCGCTTCGTTGATGATGGCCTGTTCTGTCACTGCCACAGCACCCATGGTGGTCTGAAGCAGCACAGTGTTGGCATGTGCCAGCTCATTGGCCAAATCCAAGAATCGCAGTTTCTTGTCCATTTCTGCGATGCCATTGACGTCTTGGCGATTGTACTGTAAGAACTTTTTGAAATCGTTGTTGTACAGTTGATCCAAGGTGCCTTCGTATTTGGTTTTGCCTTCCAGTCCTTCGTATTCAAGAATGGCATCTAGACTGTAACTGTGACGCTCTTCATAGGTGTACTTGCGATACAGTTGCATGTAATCCATGTGTACGCGACCTACCAAGTCGTAGGTCTGAGCTTCTGCGCCAAATCGTTCAAACATTCGTTGCTTGGGCAGTTGTCCCCACAAGCAAAATCTGCGTGTGTCATCTTTTGACAGCACACGGGTACAGCGATTTATGGTATAGGGTATATCGTAACCTTCACTGTTCCATCCTGTGAGTACATCAGCATCTTCAATGAGATCAAGAAAGGTCTTGATCATTTTGCCTTCGTCAGCAAATACCAGAGTGTTTTCAAATTGGTTGGCAATCTCTTGAGCGGTATCCATGCTCATATGCCTGGGCGGCACTGCCATGGTTACCAGTTGATCTAACCAATCCAAGTACACTGAAATAGCAGTGATAGCATTGAATGGATCATCCACAGGTGAGAATCCACGCTCGTGATCAAAGGCTACTTCAATGTCAAATATGGCTGTGTGTAAGGTTGGAGCATCCTGCCCTTTGTAGTTTTCTTCTAGGCATCTGAATATAGGGTTGATGTCAGATTCGTACAGTTGTTTGCCGCTTTGCATTCGCACTTCTTTTCGAAACTCTTTGTTGTTGCGTGTGCTGAATCTGGCCACTGGATTGCCATAGATCGATCTGAACTTGCCCCGTGGGTCGTCGTAGTAGAAAATGTAGTTGGCCGGATATTCTTGATATCTGCGTTCGCCATTGCGGCGTTCTACCACATGAATACGATCGCTGTTGCGATCAAAAATTGCGTCAATATAACTCATTTGTCTCCATTTATGGCTGGGAGGCCTTGCTTCATGCTCGTGAAGTGAGCGATTCAAAAGTAATTATTAATAAATCCTGTGCGTTACATTATTTTCATCAACATAAGGCCACAGCTTGTTCCAAATCACAATGTCGTAATCGTAAAAGTAAGTCAAACTGCCATTGTTGGGCTGAGTTTGATAGAGATGTCTGAGGTGGTGATGAAGACAAAGTTTGTCATCACCGCTTTGATTGCCCCAAACAACACTTTCCATATCGCAGACAAAATCTTGAGCTTCGAGCCAGCGCTGCGTAAGCAAACCAGTGTTAATAGATCGATGTATAGGAATCCATTTTATTCGATGTACACGATCGCCCAAGGCCCAACTAATTGGCATGCTGTGAATATCCATTACAGAATGTGTAAAAATCTTTTGCCAGCTAGGATCGTCCACAAGATGAGTCATTGAATTTTGATACAAAAATTCTGCCACACCCTTGAAGTGTCGATTAATAGGATCCTGAAAATGCCCAAATATCTTTACTGAATCTGGTATTTGATCCAGCTGACATTCTTGCCAACCACGATCTCTAAAAAAATTGGTAAAAGTGGTACTGGCATTTTTTGCAATTGGCAGATAACCCAAATTGTTGTACACTAAAACTTTCATGGCAATTTTTCGAAATGTCAGTATTGCTGAACAATTAGTTTGATCAGTCCAATTGAATCAATGATACTTAGCAACAGATAGTTGCCCAGTATTCCAAAGCTGCCTCTGCTCCAAGCACACCAGGCCATGATCAAACAGCCAGTGATAAAGGCCACGTACAGTGGTATAAAAGGTAAATTGGGCACAGTGATAGCATATGTTACACTACACCCAATACTGATCGCCCAACCCAACAGCTCTAGATTAAATCTCAGTGGATGTTCGCAATAGTCAGCTCGCACATAATCAACAATGTTGCTGCGCCACTGTTGAAAACTGTTTCTCAAAGTGTCTTGCCCACAGTTTCCAGAATTGTTTCCAGCAGTTCGTGATCCTGGCGAGTTTTGCCCAGTTCGGCTTTGTGTGCTACCTTGATGGCTTTTTTTAGTATGGCTGGTTTGATTTCCATCTCTTCCGCAATAGCCTTGACAGTGTCATTGAGGCCTTCGTTGAGAGTTTCAAT